GAATGGACTGTAATTAGTTAACTGTGCCTGCTTTTAACCACGTCAGGCGAGGTGGTTTCATTGTGCCCCCACATATGAAATCGGTTATAATTAACTCACCCCCACAATATGGAAGTTAATTATGTTCGGTGAAATTCCAGCAGCCATTGCTGCTATTAGAGAAAGCCTGAATCTATTCAATGTCGTCAATGATGCAAAAAATCAGGCTGATATTGATAATGCTGTCTATGAAATAAATAGAAAACTTCATGATATTCAAATGGAAAATACTAAACTCTTAGAGGTCATCAATGAGAAGCAGAAGTCTATAATGCTCCTTGAGAAGTCTCTCAGTGAAGCAAATGCTAAAAATGCTGACAAAGAGAAATGGTCTAGTGAGTCCGTGAATTATGAAGCGTGGAGTCCGATGATTGGTACGACGATCTACCGCAAGAAGCTTTCCGAAGATTCCGTTGGCAAGTTTGCCTATTTTTGTACTCACTGTTATGAGTCTGGCAAGGCGTCTACACTTAGCATTAATTCTGTTAAAGCTATGCAGGGTATTGGCACTCATATTGCCACCTTAAAATGTAATTTTTGCGGTTCCGAATACCTATCTCAAGCATCCAAGCTAAAGAATAGTTAATTCTATAAGCCCATCCGTGGGCTTTATCTCGCCGTAACCCCGAACTCACTGCTCGGCTGTTTTGTTTTAACTCCTGAATATACTGCTACATTAGGTAAGCAACAGTTATCTCCACTGGGATAATGCTCTGTTGGTTTGAGAGAGAGAACAGGGCGTTCTTTCTTCTCTTTCACTGAGTTAGCTTTAGCAATTTCTTCTTCTTTCAGCTTGTTAGCTCTGAAAGATGCATATCTAGCGTATTGACGCGCTTTATATGAATCACTGTTTACATGCTTAACTTCTACTTGTTTACGTTCACCTGATTTCTTAGGTGACGCTTTTAACGGTTGAATATAAGTTGTCATGTTGCCTCCTCTGAATAAGTTTTAGTGATTGGTGGTAGGTAATTACTTCCTACTTGCGTGATGGGATTTGAACCCATAACCCCAGCTTTATGGCCTCGCTCTACCGTTGAGCTACACGCATTCACCAATCCCAAAACTCACTCAGTGAAATGTTGGACAAGATGTCATTGTCCGTACTGCTATATTTTTAAAGAGCATGGCTTGCTGATGTATCTTGCTTGCCTTTGATGTGATTACTATAACCATAGTTATATAACCAGTCAATAACCAAGATAGAATAAAATATGAATAAAGTTATATTTGTTTGAATTAGATATGAAAAAAAATAAAAATAATTTTATTTCTTATGTTTTAGGCGAAAAAAATCCCCATTTAAGGGGATTATATGAGAGTGGTTATAGTATGGATGCTACCCAGAATACCTTTCCTATGATTTCTATTGAACTAACATCAACTTCTTCATCCGGATATTCTTCTTTGTTATAGCTTCGTATTATGACTTTTTCTGGTGATGATCTAACTAAGACTTTTATCCTTTTCCAGCCATTTTGATTAATAGCATAAACCTTTCCATCAACGATTCTTTTGTCATTGCAGTTTACACTAACGGTTGCTCCATCTGTGATTACAGGCTCCATAGAGTTCCCTCTCGCGGGGAAGCAAATAACCCCTGTGCCATCGGTATTAGCACCAACTTTACGTAAGGTTGATTTTGCAAATCTAAGCTTAAATCCGTTGTAGTCGCCATCATCACAAGCCCCGTCACCACATGCGAACTCTATATCTTTCAAGAAAGGGATCTCCACTTCATCAGAATCTAATTTATCATTATCATCCCATGAAATAACCTTTCCCCATTCATCCTGACTAGGCACGTTTGAGTCTGGAACTCCGTCTCTAATAGATCCAGTACCATTTACTAACCATGCTGGGTTAACGCCCAAAGCTATTGCCATTTCTAGGGATTTCTTTGATGACTTAGCTTTCCCTGAAATAAGTTTCGCAATAGCTGGCTGGCTTATTCCAACAGCTTTAGCAAGTTGCTCTTGAGACATAGAGCTGGCGTCTAACGCCATTTTTAATCGTTCAGCAAATGTTTTCATAAACAAATCATATAACCGAAGTTATCTATTATCAAAGAACCATAGTTATTGATTTATTCTATAACCTGATTTATATTTGGTTATGAAAAATAACTACGGAAGGACTCTGTATGAATTTAGTAATAAAAAAAGCCATTGGCATTGTTGGCAGTCAGGAGAAGTTAGCGTCAGTGTGTGGTGTGACTCAACCTGCTGTCCATAAGTGGTTAAAAGGCGGAAAGGTAGCACCAGAAAGGGTCAGAGCAATTGTAGATGCCACAAATGGCGCAATCAAGGCTCACGAACTTAGACCTGATTTACCTTTTTTGTTTCCACATAACTAGCTTCACCCGCTCTTTAAAAATTCACGCCATGCCTTTTGACTTCAATCGGCAAATTATTATCAACAATCCGCTCATATGGAATGAGCCACGGATCATTACTGCTGTTCCCAATATGGGAAGTAATCTAAGAAGGAATTTAACAAATGGAACTATCAAACGAACGCAAATTTCGAGAAATCGAATCAAAAATCATGAAAGGGATACTTGTTACTGGCGCTAGAGAAGTAGCGAAAAGAACGGGTATTCACGAATCACAAATATCTCGCTGGCAATCTCAACAATCTAAAACGCAATTAAGCTTCATACAACGTTGTGCAAGGCTTTTAGTTGCTATTGGGTATGAGACACCAGATGACACAGTGATATTGCAAGGTGATGAGGCTAGAGCGCTAATTCAGATGCTTGAACATGTCAAAGCACCAAAAAGAAAAGCCCCAACCACGGCGAATGGTGAGGCTTCTCAACAAATGGACTTAACCATTTAACTTAACAAATACACTGTATCAATAACCAGTATTAAAGGGAAGCTGATTTTGAGCTTTCCTTTTGCTGATACAGCTTAGGAATAAGGGAATTATACCATGAAGAAGAAAGTTAATCATTGGTTTAATCGTCACGAAGTGCATAAAAACATCATGCGAGATAAGACGTTACGAGAAGTGACACCGTTAGGAAGTAAACGTCTAAAGGAAGCATTCGAAGATGCAAAATTGAGAAATGAGCATCGTGAGAAATTACTAGGAGGATCGCATGAGTAATGTTGCATATGCAGATTTTGGTAATCAACGACGGCAAGAGAGGCCTAACGTGGCAGATCTTGATAATGGCTACACCAGAATAGCGAATGAGTTATTAGATGCAATCATGCTTGCTGGATTAACCAAGCACCAATTATTAATGGTTATGGCTGTGTGGAGAAAAACATACGGCTTTAATAAAAAAATGGATTGGGTTGGCAACGAACAACTTGAAAGCATGACAAAGATCGATAGCACTAAATGCTCAACCGCTAAAAATCAATTAGTTCGGATGAAAGTTTTTATTCAGGAAGGTCGAAAAATTGGAATGAATAAGAATATTTCCGAGTGGGAAACTGACATTGACCGAAACAGTAAAAGTTTTACTGAAACGGTAAAGAATAGCTTTACTGAAACAGTAAAAACCACTTTACCGAAACGGTCAAACACAAAAGACAATAATACAAAAGACAATAAAGACAAGATCCCCCTTACCCCCGTTGGGGAAAATATCGCTCTAGAAATTCTCGATTATTTTAATCAGCTAACCAAATCTAAATTTCAATCTACTGAACCCATCCTAAAAGCGCTTAACACCATCAAGTCAAAAGGCGAATGCTACACACCTGATGAAATTAAACTTGTGATGGAGTGGGCTGTTAAGACTTGGAAGAATGGAAAAGATTTAAAACCGCAGAGCTTGTGTCGAATGACTCGCTTTGATGGCTACCTATCAGACGCTCTCAAGTGGAAAAACCGAGACGGTATCAATCCTGTCGATTGTCCTCATGAAGAATTAATTAAAATCTGGAACAAATACGTTCCTGAAAGAGCCATTGATTTTCATGAGTGGACATCACGCAGACCTGCTTACAAAGATTTGGAAGCTGTCTGGAATGGAAAAACTAACAAAGGGCAGTGGCGTGAAGTAAAACACATGGACACCTGCTTCAAGTTGATATCTCAATCAAGTTTATTCACTGGCTTACAAGACAAGGGATGGTTAACTCTTGACTGGATCTTAACGCCGACAAGATGGTCGCAAACCTACGAGCAAGCTAAACGAGAATATACCGAACGGAAAAAAGGGATTGTTTAATGGAAAATAAATTCACGGATTATTACTCAGAGCAGGCTGTCATTGGGGGAATACTGATTGCTACATCTGAAACCGAAGAGATTGCTATCTCAGCTATCGAAAGTTTAGTTGCTGATGATTTCACTTCGTCATCTCACAAAGCCATATTCAATGCTATGCAGAGCCTTGTTAGAAATGGCTCTAAGATTGATTTGGTTTTACTGAATGGAGAGCTTGAGCAACAAGGCAGCTCAGGCATTACTGGCGGGTTCGGCTATCTTGCTGAATGCACTAAAAACACATCAAGCATTCAAATGTTACCAGGTTATGTTCAGAAAATTAAGGATCTAACCACGGCTCGAAAAACGCTTGCTGTTCTCAATGAGGGTATTGCGAAGATTAGCTCATCAAACGTTAGCAACCTTGTTGATGTTGTCGGTGAGGTTCAATCCACAATCTCATCAATGGACACAGGTAGTGTTGTTGAAACACAGCACATCATGGACGGTGTGAATGAGTCGATAAATATTCTTGAATCGATGATCAACGGCGATATCTGGAAATATAAAACTCAGTTTGGCTTACCTGATATTGATAAGGCATTTGGTGGATTTAACAATACTGATTTGATTGTTATTGGTGGCCGTCCGGGTATGGGTAAAACCATGTTCAGTACAGCAATCTCAAAAGCGATTGGATTGAAGCAAAAGAAACCCGTTGTGTTTTATAGTCTTGAAATGCCCTCATGGCAGATATCAGAACGCATTTCATTTCATCACGCAGGGGTTAACAAGCAAGACTTACTTGGTGAAGATAAATCTAAGATCAACATGGACGAGGCTTGGGCTAAGTTATCTCATGCGCTTGCTGACATTCAAGAATCACCGATTTATATCAATGACCGACCATCAATGAGCATTCATGAGATACGTGCTGACGCTAGAAAGATGCACAAAAAAACGGGTGGTTTAGGTGTCATTATCGTTGACTACTTGCAGAAAATGAAAATGACCAACCCTGAAAACATGAATCAGTCAGTTGGTGAGATTGCAACAGGGTTAAAGAATCTCGCAAAAGAGCTTAAATGCCCCGTAGTCGCACTTGCACAATTAAACCGTAACTTAGAGCAACGAACCAATAAGCGCCCCGTTAATGCTGATTTGAGAGAGTCTGGCGTTATTGAACAGGAAGCAGACGTTATCTTCATGATTTATCGTGATGAAAAATATAACCCTCAATCAGAGCTAAAAGGGATCACTGAAATTATTTGCACAAAATCACGTCACGCACCTGGTGCAGAAAAAACATATTACTTTACTAACGCTCGTGGTGGTTTAGATCAGGCAGTTTTAAGCAATATAAACAGCGACTACTTAGATGAAGAAATTGAGTGTTAACACGCAAGAGGATTTTTAGATGAAAGGAACATTGTTTCACAAGGATTACCCATATCCAGATATAGACTACTGCTACAAAAATTACGATAAATTAATTGATAACCAGCAGTGGATAAACAACCCACTCATAAATATTTCAGAAACCCCTCTTAAAATTAAAGTTACCCCACTGAGAAGAAAATTGGATAGATGCTTTCCAAGGGGCAAAGCATATATGCGAGTTAGCAAGTGTGAGTTTATGGCTGGCAATTAATCGAGGTGTTGAGTGATGAAAGGTTTAAATTTCAAGAATCAAACAGATCGTGGGGAGGCTCTAATGCAGGGAAATAATTGGGTTAAGGTGAGTGAGCGAAGGCCAAAAATAGGCGAGCCAGTTTTGTTGTATAGCACTGGAGAGATTTTGGCTGCTGTGTATGTCCTGTGCTGGAACTCAGTTGAAAGCAAAGTTCAGTGGTTTATTTATCAAGATGATTCAACTTACCCCATTGATATTGATGATTCTGATAAGTGGATATATTTACGCGATTTACCAATGCCAGAGGGTGAATAATGAGTGATAAGCAAATGCATTTGTACGCCCATTTATATTGTTCTAATGCGCGAGGGGATACTGAGTTAGGAATAACAGAGTCAGAATGGGAAGCTATGAGCGAGGACGAGCAGCAGGAAATTATAGGTCAATACATGGCAAATATTGTTGATATGTGGGTAGCTCCAAAGGAAGATTAAAAATAGGGGGTAACTTGGAAGCAGAATTCCTCTTCCACGAATCAACCAAAAATACCGCATGGCAACACCTCAAAGAAGTTCTAGCAACAAACCAACCACACCGAATCATCATCAAGCCTTGGAAAAACAAGCGTTCGCTATCTCAAAATTCCACTTTTCATTTGTGGTGCTCAGAGATAAGCAAATACCTATGTAAGAACAACGCCAATTACACACCAGAAACCGTTAAGGAAATGCTTAAGCATACATTCCTAGGTTATGAGGTGGTCGATATGGTTGACGTTACTACACAACTTACAGAGCGCGTAAGAACACTTCGAAAAACATCAAAACTTGATACAGGTGAAATGTTCCACTTCATGGAGCAGGTTGAACGCTGGGCGGTAGGTATAAATTGTTTCGTGACGATACCTGATAACAGTGAGTATATGAAATTGAAAAGGGAGCAGGACAAATAATTATGGCTAAGAGAAATAACGCACTAGAGAACATGAAAAAGTGGATGGAAGTCATTCCTCAATGCTTGCAAACAGAAAGCCAGAAAACCTTTGAAGATGAAGTCGTTAGTCTTGAGTTGGAAATGACTAAAAAGAAGTTTGTGAAAAGAGGTTTTCTACCTCCTGAATTTAAAAGTGAAAGTGAAAAGCGTAGGTGGCTAGAGGCAGTGGTTGAGCTGGAGCACCTCGATAAAAAATTGAATCGAGCGCAAAAAGAGGTAGAGCGTTTAGAAGAAAGTCGCCGTGAGCACATTAACCGCAACAACTTAAACAGGAAGTGATTATGACTGAAGAACAATACAGGACTTATGCGCGAGTGATAGTGGTTGGTCGTGAATTTATCTCGTTTAATCACAACACTATTTCAGCGGTAACAGGTTTAACACCCGCAAGAGTCGGAACGATTCTAAGAAAGTTACTTGCATTCCAGTGTGTAGAGCATGTTGAAACAAAGAGCCGTAAACGCACTCGCCCAATTAATAACTACGCAGTAACAGATGATGCAATTACTCGACTGAGAAATCAGTTTGAAAAAGAGCGACTGGCTAACCTTCCACTCTTCCCAAAAGCAAAGAAAGTTGAAGTAAAGAAACCTAGAAAAGTGCTGGATGATTTTATGTGTGGTTTGTCATTTGTCGATAAAGCCAACGTCTCAGGCATGGGTAACCCGATGTTGATGAAAATAGACTCATTGCTCAAAGGGGTTCGCAATGAACTGCATGTCATGCAATAGACCACTAACGGATGATGAAATTTACGTGTGTAGCAAGTGTGCTGATGAATACGCTCATTTGGAAGTGATGGATAAAATCAAAGGAGAGGGAGATGCAGAAGTTAAGGCGACGGCGCTGTAAAACATGCCGAGAATGGTTTCACCCTAAATACAGTAACATTTGGTGGTGTTGCCCAGAACACGGAGCAGAACTGGCAATAAGGAGAATAAACAAGGAAAAGGAAAAAGTATTAGCGAAACGTAAAAAGGAGCAAAGAGAAAAGGAGGTTAAAGCAAAAGACAAGCTCAAAGCCCGCAAATTAGCAGTAAAACCCCTCTCATATTTCACCAAGCAAGCACAGACCGCATTCAACGCATTTATCAGAGAAAGAGACAAGGACGAGCCTTGCATCTCGTGTGGACGTTTTCACGAAGGTCAGTATCACGCAGGTCACTATCGAACAACCGGCGCCAATCCAGAGCTTAGATTCGATGAAGATAACGTCCATAAGCAATGCGCACCATGTAATAACCATCTATCGGGAAATATCGAAAATTACACGCCTCGACTAATAGAAAAAATTGGTCAGAAACGTTTCGATCGGCTGATGGGTTCTCATGAACTGCCAAAGTGGAAGCGGGAGGATTATGAGCGGATACGTGATCACTACCGAGCCAAGTTAAAGGAGCTGAAAGATGTTCACTGACTTAATCGCAGCTATTGAAGAAGCCAGATATTTAAAATCCAAATCAGGCGGTCGAGTTAACTTCTGTGTAATGCAGATTATGAACTATATGGAAGTAGTCAGCGGGCTGATGGATGGAGTCAGGGTTTTATATACAACTGCGAATGATGATTATCACACAGTATTACCGGAGGCGAGATGAGGGAATGTGATCCGTTCAATCTACTGTCTCTTTATTCAAGTAAAAACGAATTAAGACGGGTTTGGGGTTCTAATCGAAAAAACGCATTAGACAGTAAGCGAGTTTGGGTTCGCTACATGCTAATGACGTGGGGAAAAGAGTATGGTGGTAATGATTATCCAGAGTCAGGATCTGATAGCGTTATTGGTCGATTAATGATTAGGACAGAATGGAGTGAAACGGAAGGAGCACGAATAATTAAGGTGGTTAATGATTTACATAAAATGGGTTATCAAGGAGAGGAATTATTCAAAAAATCACATGAGATATTAAATTCTAAAAATAAAATAAGCGACCTCATTGCTCTCGCCAAAGAATCAGATGACGCCGCTTTTGTAGAAAATGTAATAACGAAAACATTTGCTAAAAACAATCCGATTCGTCATGTAGCTATTAAACGATATTGTGATCGCAAATACCCGCAAAAGATGGCTCGTGAATTGAGTTATCAAACAAAAATCAGCATACAGCAAGCAGTGAGGAGGATCGGCTGGGCTGAAAGCATTCTTGAAGAGGAGATGTTTTACGCAATGAAACATGAATTAGAAAGGGAATTATGTCTAATTTCATAAATATTTAAAATATATATTGCAAATGCGAATTTTATATGTATAGTTTGTGATATGCTCGGGCAGTAAAACAAAGAGCAGATATATTAAAGAGGGTAAGAAATTACCTGCTGATTACGGGCTGAAAAGTTCCGATTAAAGACCTCGCTTCGGCGGGGTTTTTTG